ATCAAAGGACTTCAGGCTAAAAGATATGCCAAAAGAAAGAAGTGTGCAGTTTATTCATCTTAAGAACGTATTCGGATTCCAACCAGAGACTATCATCATTGAAAAGGTAGAGAGTAAGAACAACAGGATAAGAGTACACGCTATCGTACCGGAAGACATAATCAAGGAGATGGAAGATGAAGAAGCCAGACTCACTAAAGCATTAAAAGCAAAGGAGACAAAATGATGGACTTCCCAACTGCCATGAGACAAGTCATTCAAGGAGATGCAATATCAAGAGAGTCATGGGATGACGAGGGAGCATACTGCTTACTAGAGAACGGAATACTAGTAATATACAACGACACCGGAATGCACTCATGGGTAATCTCAATATCTGATATGAACGGTGAAGACTGGATAATATACGAATGAACATAATCTGTTTAATATTCAAGCATAAATGGGAATACAACGAGAAAGTTGGAAACTATTGTGATAGGTGTAGGTTAATAGCAAGACACACATGTAAATCACACGAATACGCAAAGGATAGGTGTAGACCAAAAGAGGGAGATAAGTATCTACTAGACTTAGAACCAACTCATTATCTATAATTACCTTATCCAAACTCTAATAAAGAACGGAGAATATGATTGATAGATACGCCGTGTTCTCGAAACACGCAATGAACAGACTCAAAGAATGCCAGCTATCTATGGCTAAAGCCAACTGGCTACTGTATCAGGGCAAAGAAGAGAAGCTAACAAAGGATATGAAAGAGCGAAAGCTTGTTAAGTATTCAAAGAAAGCTCTTCACATACGATATGGTACAGTACTCTTCACAATGATACCCACTAAGGACAAACGAACCAACGAACCTATTTACCTAGTAGTATCAGTATTTGATCAAAGGATTGATTTATGACTAACCCAGTAGGAAGACCAAAGATACAGTTAACAGATTTACCAAAGGACTGGAAGGAATGGATACTAAGAGAGATGGGTGAAGGTGCTAGTTTAGTAGAGGTATACGCTTATCTTGATATATCAGACAAAACATTAAAACGATTAATGGATGATAATGAAGATTTTTTCCGAACCATAAAAAAAGGAATCAAAATATCAGAGTCATGGTGGCAGAATAAAGGGAGGAAAAGTTTAGAGAATAAAGACTTTAATTACACTGGTTGGTATATGAATATGAGGAATAGATTTGGATGGGCTGATAAGAAGAACATCGACGTTACTACTAAGGGTAAACCATTACTAGGAGGACTAAGTGGCATTCCAATTGACGACGGCGACGAAGAAGCTGCTAAAGCTGAACAAAAGGATTAGAGCTATCTCTGGTGGCACATCAGCCTCAAAGACTATCTCTATCTTGATGATTCTTATTGATTACGCTCAAACTCACCCCGGTGAGATCATCTCGGTTGTATCAGAGTCTTATCCACATCTTAAGCGTGGTGCTATGCGAGACTTCATCAACATCATGGAGGCTCAGGGATACTTTAGGGACTCACAGTGGAACAAGTCAGACTCCACATATCTATTTGCAGACAATACAGTTATTGAATTCTTCTCAGTAGATCAGTCAGAGAAGGTTAAGGGTGCTAGGCGTGATGTGCTATTCATTAACGAGGCCAACAACGTATCCCTAGAGGCATTCAACCAACTAGAGGTGCGTACTAGGAAGATTGTGTGGTTAGACTGGAATCCAGTTACTGAGTTCTGGTGGTACACAGACATAGCACCAACTATGGATAATCAGTTTCTCACTCTAACTTACCTAGACAACGAGGCGCTAGAGAAAGCAGTTGTTAAGTCTATTGAGTCACGCAAGCTGAATAAGAACTGGTGGCAGGTGTACGGCTTGGGACAGCTAGGAGAGGTTGAGGGTCGTATATACACAGGGTGGAACATCATTGACTCAGTACCTAAGTTCCCAGAGTCACCAAGGCTATGGAGGTATGGAATGGACTTTGGCTATACTAACGACCCAACAGCAATCATAGCCATATATGAATACAACAACGGTTATATCCTTGATGAGAAGGTATACCAGAAGGGTATGAGAAACAAAGAGATTGCAGACACGATGAAGAACTTTGACCGCGCACTTACTATTGCAGATTCAGCAGAACCAAAGAGTATTGATGAGATTAGAAGCTATGGAATCAACATCATTCCATCAGAGAAGGGGAGAGACAGCATAGTACACGGCATTACATACATACAAGATCAGAAGATCTCGGTAACTAAGAGGAGTGTTAACCTGATCCGGGAGTATAGGAACTATATGTGGCAAGAGTCTAGAGACGGGAGTAGGATGGAGAACGAGCCATCAGATGTGCTTAATCACGCACTAGACGCCATACGGTATGCTATAGCCAATAAGAAGGCTCACAAGTGGGTTGCCCCTACAGACTTCGGTGGTGTTAAACCATTATTCCACGGGATGCCCGGGTGACACAATACTAAAGAAAGGATACTTGCCTTCAGATAGTTCTGTATGTCAAGATTAGTTATATGGCAGAAAACACAACCCCAGACAGCCCAGAGCTAACATCACTCCTTAACAACAAGGAAGATGGATATGAGTATAGGGAGCGAAGACAACAGGATTGGCTAGAGAACTACACCCTCTACAGGGATAAGGTTAGAACCAACAGGTTAACACAGCGCCAATCAGTCAACATTCCTATCATGAAGCAGTCTATCCGCACACTCCTTAAGGATGTGGATGACATGCCTGTACTGTACTTAGAGAACCTCGATAACGATAAGCAGAAAGAGACATTCCAAAACGAGTACTGGAAGTGGACAGAGCAACAGAACCGCATGGAACTTCAGGACATAGTAGATAAGAAGCAGGTATTCTTATTTGGTAGATCATTCGATCAGTGGCAAATAATGGATGGCGCTATCAAGATGACTATCCAGGACCCACAAGACATTCTAGTAAGTAGATACACTGACCCAACAGACCTACACTCATCAAGATTCCTTATCCACACTCACATCTACGTACCATTCAAAGAGATTGAAGCTAATGAGAACTATGACAAGAAGGCAGTTAAAGCTCTAAAAGAGTTCATCGGAACAAACGATGGGCTAATTAAGGTTGCAAGTAATGAGGAGATGGCACGTGAGAAGGATCAGAAGATGCAAGATATGGGTATGGATGACGTTGACTCACCAATCCTAGGAGAGGCATACATCGAGCTAACACTCCACTTCGTATACGATAGTAAAGAGGGAGAAGAAGAGCAACTATACCTCAAGATTGAAGCAGACAACAACCAGATTATCATGAGCAAACCGCTTGAAGAGGTAATTGGTGTTACTACGGATAACTTCTTCCGCACCCACTTCCCATACGTAACATGGGCTGATGACATTGAGAGACAAGACTTCTGGTCTGATGGTATTGCAGACATGATTCGTACACCAAATAAGATTCTTAACTCATGGTTCTCACAGTTGGTAGAGAACAGAACGCTTAGAAACTTCGGAATGCACTACTACGACGCATCACAATCTACCGACTTCTCACCCCAAACATTCAACCCACAACCTTGGGGATGGTACCCAGTACCAGGTAAGCCAAGCGACTTCATGCAGAAGGTAGACATTCCTGACTTAGGTAGCGACTCAATGGATGAGATAGATTACCTTACAAACGTAGTTCAAAAGGCATCTGGCGCTACAGCAACACAACAAGGTCAGGTGCAAGAGAGAAGTGTTACTCTAGGAGAGGTACAACTAGCACTTGGTGAGGCTAAAGAGCGCATTAAGGGCATGAGTAAGTTCTACACACAAGCGTGGAAGGACAGGGGAATAATGTTCTTGAAGATGGTAGAGGCTGCTGCTGACAAACTAGAGCCAGTTAAGATCTATAAGAAGGGTAAGAACTCACAAGACGTATTCGAGAGAGAGATAGGACCAGAGGATTGGAAGACTAAGTCAGGCTATAGCGCTATGGTGTGGAGTCAGGATGAGAAGGATGCTCACGACTCAGAGACACTACAGAAGCTACAAGCTACCGTTACTCTAATCCCAGGAAATGTAAAACTAATTGACATATACCAGAGGAAACTACTAGAGTTCGCAGGCCTTAAGCCCGACGAGATCAACGATGTTATGGAATCAGAGAGAGAGCGAATGGAGCTAATGCAAGGTCAATCATTATTACCTGGCGCACAACCCGGAGCACCAACAGCTCAACCAGCAACTCCTATTGCGCCACCAGTGGCATAAAACATGGTAAACGATAAAAAACTAAACGAGAGATTCCAAATGTCGGTTGTTGGCAAGCTCAACAATCTAATTCAAGCGTTCAATGATGGTAAGACTGTATCTACTGAGGATGTGGATAGGATAGTAGAAGCTGTAAAAGAGATTAAGTTAGACCTAAGTGTAGAAGCGCCGGTGGTTAATGTACAACCTCCAAAGGTAAACGTAACAGTTCCCAGAGCACCAGAGATCCCTAAGCCAACAGTAGTCATGCCAAGCACCATGAAGCTTGCTGAGGCTAAGATGATGCTTAAGGCACTCGAAGGTATAGAGAAGATGCTAAAGTCTCTCAAAAAGAACATGAAGAGTACTTCACTACCAGTTAAGGCTAGTGATCCCGTGTCAGTAAGGCTATCAGATGGTAAGAAGTTCTACAGGGCTCTTGCTGGAGGGATGACATCACTTAATAACATTCTTACATTCGCAACATCAGATAATGCAAAGAGAGCAGCGCTGGTTGATTCTGATGGGCATGTTCAGGTTGATATTGATGGCGTTTCGGTTAACCCAGATGGCTCTATAAACGTCGTACCAAACGGTTCAATAGTAGACACCAACAACACAACAACAGATTCATTGCTTGCAGATGAAGTTTTTACGGGAGAAGCAACAGAGATACTCCACTTTGCTACTATTGCTTTATTAGTTTATTCGGATGTGGCTAGTGCTACTGAGGGCATGGCAATTCAATTCTCTTCCGATGGTTCAGATTGGCATGTTGGAGAGGCTTATTCAATACTTGCAGGAGCTACTAAGTTCTTTACCCCCCCCACTCAATCTATGTACTATAGAATAGTTTATACAAACGGAGGAACAGATCAAACAGATTTTCACATCCATGCCGTTCTAAAAAAGACCCCTATTAAGTGGTCATCTCATAACATAGAAGATCCAATAAAAGATCAAGATGATTCGGAGCTAGTTAAGGCTGTTATTACTGGTAAAAAGGCCAATGGAGATTACGATAATGTGTCATTGACCAATGGTGCAAATATGAAGGTCTCTATTGAAGAATATGAGGCTGAGGCTGATGCTCCATTTTACCTAAAGGTTTCAAGAGGATTAAAGAACGGCTATTCATTCATATCTAAGTTTGGACAAAATTCTGATATAGGAACTGGTGCTTACGAAGATATTTGGGATGGTGGTGGAACGTACACCTACCCAGCTGACTCAACAGCAGATATTACAGAATTAGTAAGTACGTCTGGATCAGATACAGAAGTTATTGAAATACAAGGATTAGCTGCTGACGGGACACTAACAGTGTTTGAGGAAACTCTAACTGGAACAACACCAGTAACACTTACTACCCCATTATGGAGAGTGTTTAGGTTAAAGAATAAAGGATCTAATGACTTAGTTGGGTCTGTAACGGTAGAAAATACTGCAAATACGGTTGAGTACGCAAAGATAGATAATGGTAACAACCAGACATTAATGGCTCTTTATACGATCCCAGCTGGTAAAACTGGATACTTAATTAAGGGAACAGCCTCTATCACTGGAACAAATAGGGCATATTCTATTGGTGGAAAAGTGTTTATGAGGCCTTTTGGTGGAGTATTCCAGCTTAAAAACACATTTGGAGTGTCAAGTGATGGCTCTAGTTACTTTGATCATGAATATCCTATTCCTTTGCCAATTGCTGAGAAAACGGATATTAGAGTGCAAGCTATAAGCAGTGCTAGTGGCGGGATATTAAACAATACATTCGATATATTATTAATAGATGACTAAAGGAGACACATGAGTTTAATAGATGACGTTTTAACAAAGTTCAGCCTTAAGTACGAGGATCTTCTAGATGAAGAGAGAAATACTCTTGATGAGTGGATGTCGGTTCTAGGCAAGGGAGAGCTTAATGTAGGATCTGTTAAGGAATACATAGCTGGTATGAAGGATGCAGTAGAGGATAAACTAACCCAGACTGGACACAACAACAAGGAGGATCTATTCCTCAAAGCAAGACTTAAGAACTACAAGCTGTTAGAATCATTCCTAACCAGTAGGGAGAGAGCAAGGAAATCAATAGAACAACAAATTAGCGCAATAGCAGGAAGGGTTAAATAATATGGATGAAGTATCAAAGAAGAAACTAGAGGAGATCATGGCTAAGGGTGCTGATGAACTAAGCACAGAAGAAGCTGGATTCTTGAAAGCAAGACGATCATATCTACCACCTGGATATGATGATAAGTTTGCCTCTATACTCAAGCCAACTAAGAAGCCAGGAAGACAAAAGAAAAAATAATATTAATTACCAAACCCGAAAGGACGGTATGACCAAGAAGACGGGGACGCCCCACGTAAAACCAACTAATGAGGAGCTTGAGGCTAATGCTCAGAAAGCACTCGAGGAAATAGAAACTCTAGATAAAGAAAAGGAAGATAAAAATGAAGAAGATGTCGAAGAAGTTGAAGAGTCTGATGATGATGAAGTGGCCGACGATGAGGAAGAGGCTGATGATAACGATTCAGATGATGAGGAAGAAGAGCCTGAAGAAGAGGATGAGAGTGATGAAGTTGACGATGCAGATGATAAAGAGGTAGAGAAGCCTAAGAATAAGAAGCTTAAAGATCTCTCACAAGAGGAGAAGGATAAAAAGCTTAAGGCATCTACTCGAGAGTCACTAGTACTTCACGCTAAGAACAAGAAGATCCAAGAGTCTATCCGGGAAGCAGCCTCACTTGAAGCGCCTACAGACGCAGAAATGGAAGCTAAGTACTCTAACTGGGAAGACATGGACACAATCACTCAGGACATTGCTAGAGAGAGCTTTGCTACATCTAGGAGAATGGAAGCTATCACCAAGGTAACTGAGGACTTCGATAATCAAGAAGTCTGGGATAAGAAGGTTGATACATTCATTGACGACGTACAAACCATTACAAACAACCCAAAGCTAGAGGGTGCAGAGGATGAGTTTAGATCATTCGCCTCTAAGCCAACACGCAGGGGTGTAGATATTGGTGATCTAGTTAATGCGTTCCTATATGAGCGTGAGGAATCTAGGCCAGCCAAGAAGAAGGGGAAGATGTACCCGGATGGTAGTGGTGGTCACAAGAGAGATAAACCAAAGAAAACTAAACTAAGCGCCTCTGAAGCAGGTAATCTAAGAAAAACAGATTACAACAAATGGAGAGAGATGCTTAAGACTGGTAAGATCGACCCAACTGATCTGTAGGGTATTGACTTGGAACCAGTCTATTACATATAGTGTGTCCAAGACCTACCAAACCCCATTCGGGACGGTAAGTAAATTAATTACTTAAACCGAAAGGGACACACATGGCAGCTTACGCCACCAAGGTCGCAGAGGGATTTTCCCAAAAGCTCTTGAGAGAGATGTATGACCGTTCTCTTACCGATGCAGTCGTTAACCGCGACTACGAGGGAGAGATTAACGAAGTTGGTTCCAAGTTGAACATTCTCAACTTTGACCGTATTAGTGAGAAGACCTATTCTGGGTCTAACCTCAGCGTTGATAGTTTGACTGAGAACAACACTCAGTTGATCATTGATCAATACAGATCCTTCTACTGGAAGGAAAGAACCATTGATAAATGGGTATCTTATATTAAAAACCCTAATCCAACCGTCATGGCTCAAAAAGCCGACGAGCGCAACAAGAACATGGACGAATTCGTCTTTGGACTTTACGCTGATGTCTGGGCAGGTAACCGCGTAGGTACAGACTACACCACAGGGACCGTCACAGTTGACGTTACCACCGGTGCAGTAACTGGCTCAGGTACAACCTTCACAGCAGCAATGGTTGGTAGAGGCTTCAAAGCTCTAGGTCATTCAACTTGGTATAGGGTTAAAACCTACACAAGTGGAACTTCAATCGTAATTGAAGATGATCTTGACGATGTTGACTCAGCCTATACGGGTGGAGCAATTGGTGCAGGTGCTACCTACACAATTGGCGCCGCTACTGTTCTTGAGATCACAACTTCCAATCTTTTGGATAAAGTTGCTCTTCTTAAAGAAAAGCTAGACCTCGCAGAAAGCTACGGACTAAGTTCCGTACCTGACAGCGACAGATGGCTAGTAGTCCCACCTGAGTTTGAAAGAATCTTAATACAAGCTTCTGGCGTTGCTTTGCACGTACCAGCTGTGTATGAAGACCTCGTCAAAAAAGGTATGATCACTATGCTTCAAGGCTTCAAAGTCTTTAGGTCTAACAGACTTACAGGCAATAATACAGATGGATACAGAGTCCTCGCAGGTCACGGTAACTGGTGCACCTTCGCAGAGAAACTGCTTGAAGTCGGTATTGAAGACTTAATTGCTAACTTCGGTAAAGCTTACAAAGATCTCTTTGTATACGGCGCCAAGGTTGCTGATTCTCGAAGACACTTCGCTGCAGAAGGCTTCTGGAAGTTTGCTTAACAAAAACAATCGCCTCTCGCCCCTGAATGGGGCGGGGGGCACACTGGAAGACAAATACAATGACCACATTTCAAATAAAATCATTTTTACCTAAGGCAACTCAAGACGAGCTTACTCGTATACTAGCCATTTCATCCGCAAGACGCACAACCTCAGAAGCTGCATTTTTAACAGCACGTGCACAATATGAAGATAATCGCATTATTCGTTACAACGTATCTGGTACTTCTATTCCAGACACAACCACTGACCTCATCATTGAGGCAGAGGGAGACACGGTCCCACAAGGCCTATCTGGATTTAAGAACGGAGCAGTATTCTATGACCTAGATAAGACTGGGATGAATATCTATATAAACACTGGTACTTCAACAACCGCAGTATGGTCACTACTTGGAGGTGAGATTATTTCTTCATCACCATCATTGAGCCCATCACTATCGGCATCACTATCACCAAGTGCTAGCTCTTCTCCTTCATCAAGTGCATCTGCTTCACCAAGTGTATCAGTTAGTGCAAGCCCATCAGTTTCGCCTAGTTTAAGCCCATCAGTCTCACCTAGTGCGAGCGCTTCACCATCTGCTAGTGCAAGCCCATCCTCATCTGAATCACCATCTCCTAGCTTGAGTGCTTCACCTAGTGCTTCAGCTTCACCGAGTTCAAGTGTATCAGTCTCACCTAGTGCTAGTGTATCAGTCTCACCTAGTCTGAGTTCTTCACCTAGCTCTAGTGATTCTCCATCACCTAGTTTGAGTGTATCGCTATCGCCATCAGCTAGCTCATCACCAAGCTCGAGTGTGAGTCCATCACCTAGCTCTACACCAAGTCCATCCCCCTCATTCCCCAACGTCTAATTGACTAGGGCTGGTATAATAGGGGTATGCTAAGTGTTGTAATACCCTCACGTAACGAGAAGTATCTTACTAACACTATTGATGACATTCTCAACAAATCAACTGAAGAGATAGAGGTTATTGCCATTCTTGATGGATACTGGTGCGATAAGATAGAAGACAAGAGAGTTCACTATATTCACTACACAGAGTCTAGGGGCATGAGAAACGCTATTAACATGGGAGTGGCTATTGCTAAGGGTGAATACATCATGAAGTGTGACGGACATGTAATGTTTGATGAAGGATTCGACAAGAAACTAAGAGAAGATCACCAAGACAACTGGATAACAATACCTAGAAGATACGCATTAGATGTGTCTAAGTGGAAGATAGAGGAGAGAACAGACAATAAGTACCCAATTGATGTAATGGTCCTAGATGATAACCTCCAGGGTAGCCCAACAAGAGAGAGGAAAGACAACGCTGTTATCCCAACAGAAAGCTTCCAGGGATCGTGTTGGTTTATGAAGAAAGACTATTTCAATGAGTTAGGTCTAATGGATGAGGTTAGATTTGGTGGATTTTGGCAAGAGGCTCAGGAGATGGCTTTTAAGTGTGAGAAGAATGGCGGAAAGGTAATGAGAAACACTAAGACCTGGTACGCACATTATCATAAGACGGATGGTAGGGGATATTCATTAAACGAAGATCAAAAGAAAGTTAGAGAAGAAATAAGAAAGTTAAAACATGAGAAATAGAATAGACTTAGCCAAACACTTTAACGAACTAGGATTTAAGAAGGGAGCAGAGATCGGAGTAGCAGATGGACGCTATGCTGAGATACTATGTCAGGAGATACCGGGATTAACTCTATTTGGGATAGATCCGTGGATGCCGTATAAAGGCAACTGGAGAAGCGAAGAGTATCAGGCTGGAGCATATAAAAAGGCTAAGGAAAGACTTGATAAGTATGATGTTAGATTGATTCACCACACAAGTATTGGAGCTTATATAGATGAGTTTGGAGAGGATTATTTTGAAGATGATTCACTAGACTTCGTATTCATTGATGGTTGTCACACATTCGACAATGTAATGCTAGACATCATCCTGTGGAGCCGTAAGGTTAAGAAGGGTGGAATAGTATCTGGTCATGATTATTACCATCATAAAGCTGGTGGAGTTATTCCTGCGGTTGATACATACATAAAGGCTCACAATATTAAACTTAATATTATTCCTAGATATGAAGGGGGCCACAAGGACGACAAAGCACCTTGCTGGTACTTTACAAAGGAATAATGTATTTATCTAAAATCCCACTAGACATCACGGTTGTTTACTACACTTGCAACTATTTGGAGAAAGAGAACCCAGTATTTGTTAAGAATACTAAGGAGCAATTAATAAAAGCTATTGGAGATCATCCACTAGTATCGGTTAGTCACGAACCAATGGATTTTGGACATAATGTGTGCGTTGGAGACATAGGAAGGTCGCATTTCAACATATACTACCAGATGTTAGAGGGCTGTAAGGCTGCTAAGACCGAGTATATAGCTCTAGCCGAGGATGACATCTTCTATTCATATGATCATTTCCATACTTACGTCCCAAAACGCAAGGATTTCGCTTATGACATGCAAAAACTGTCTATATTCACGTGGACTAAGCCACCCATGTACTCATTCCGTACAAAAAGGCGTGTAGTTAACCAACTCATCGCACGAAGAACGGCAATGATTGAGGCTTTAGAGGAAAGATTTGAACGTCGTAAGGTTTTACATAAAGAAGGTTGGGATGATGCAAGAATATCATCTAAGTGGGGAGATATTGGACGATACGAGAACTTACTAGGAGTTACAGTTAGAGAGGCTGAGGAGTTCCACTGTGGTACTCCGTCAATCGTATTCACTCATCCAAAGGCTTATGGATATGAGACTAACCACGGATCAAAGAAGAGGCTTGGAGATATTAGAATGTTTGATATACCCGAGTGGGGCAAAGCAAGTGATATGGTAAGGTACTATTATGAGTAATTTTGATTTGCACGGATCACATATTCCACTGCTTGTTGAATCGTTGAGGATTACTACTGGTGACGTGCTTGAGATGGGGATGGGTTGGAGTAGCACACCACTTCTACACTGGATATGTAAGGATATGAAGCGTAACCTGGTAAGTTTTGAGACTGATCATAAATGGATTAAACATTTC